CATGACGCCTGAAGATTGGCAGTTCGTCCAGGGCGCATGGGATTTCATCAATCAATACTGGGAGCCAACGGCTGATCTGGACAAGCGTACAAAGGGGCTCGTGCCTCCCAAAGTCGAGGCTATGCCGGTCATCATTGATGGCGTGGAAGTGGCGAAGGGTGGCTATTACCCGCTTGCATCCAACCGGGATTTGAATGCCCAATCGTATGAGTACAGCCTTGAGGACCAGGCCAAGCGTTTGCTGGTCGGCAAGTCATCGGCTGCCAAAACGGCTCAGGGCCGTACTGAAGAGCGGCTTGCGAGCGCGAGCTACAAGGTGGCGCTGGATTTGGGCGTACTGTTCCGGCATGTCAATGAGAGCATCCATGACATCACTCACCGGGAAGCCACACAGAATGTCCATCGGATTATCAATGACAAGGAAATGCAGGACATCCTGACTCGCAAGGTCGGGGTGGAGCAATTCCGGGAAATGCAGCAATGGGTGGTCCGGGTGGCGGCTGGTGATGTTGCGCCCACCAAGGGCATTGACCAGATGCTGGCCCATATCAGGGCTGGCGCCTCCATTGCAGCGATGGGCTTCAAGCTGTCAACTGCGCTGGTGCAGCCATTGGGCTTCACCCAGTCTGTTGTGAGGGTTGGGCCTAAGTGGGTGGCCAAAGGTATTGGTGAAATGCTATCGCGTCCAGCGGGCGCAAATAGCGCCTTGGCTGAAGTCCATTCCAAGTCCAAGTTTATGGCGAATCGCGCCACCACCATGAACCGGGAAATCAATGAAATCCGCAACCAGCTGGAAATCCAGAATGGTGTGAGGAAGGCCATCCTGTCGGCTACTGACATGGACATCAATAACGCCTACTTCCTGTTCATCACGAAAATGCAGATGATGGTGGATGTACCGACATGGCTTGGCGCCTATGCCAAGGCCCAGTCTGAAGGCCACACTGAAGAGCGGGCGATTGCCTTGGCGGATCAGGCCGTGATTGATTCACAGTCTGGTGGCCAGCTGAAGGATCTTGCCGGCGTCCAGACGGGTTCGGCCATGAAAAAGCTGTTCACTTCGTTCTACAGCTACTTCAGCACCACCTACCAACTGACGCGGGAATCCATCGGCAAAACCAATTTCAAGAGCCCGGCGAGTGTTGGCAACCTGGTGGTGGATATGGCCTTGCTGTATACCATCCCAGCCTTGCTGGCAGACATCCTGCTTGGCCGGGCGCCAGACATGGATGATGATGAAGAGGATTTCATCAAGTGGATACTGGCCAGCAACCTGAATTATGCGGCAGGCACCATCCCCTACCTTCGGGAAATGGTGGGAGCTGCTACATCGACATTTGATTATTCGGGTCCTGGCGGGCTTCGCCTGTTTGGCGAGGTTGGCAAGCTGGGCAAACAGGCCGCACAGGGCGAGGCTGATGCAGCCCTGCTCAAGTCCCTGAACAATGTGGGCGGCATCGTGTTCCACTACCCATCGGGCCAGCTGAATGTGACTGCCGAGGGCATGTATCGTTATTACAACGGCGAGCTTGAAAACCCTGCCGGGATGGCTTTGCCGGGCTATGCGCGGGAAGGCCGTTGATATTTTATCAACAGGCCGGATGATGTATTATTGACCAACTTTTGAGGGCATCCGTATGACAGTCCAGAGTACCTTGGATCGCAAGCTATGGGCTGGCAACGGTGTTGCCACCACCTTCACTTATGACTTCAAAATCCTCAACGACACGGACCTGGTGGTTTACCATCGTGATGCCAGCAATGTTGAAACTCTGCTTGAGCTTGATACCGATTACAGCGTTACCGGCATGGGTGATGAAGCTGGCGGCGATATTGAATTCCCGCTTGGCTCAAGCGCCTTTTCGACACTGGCATCTGATGAAACCCTGATTGCCGTCAGGCGTCCATCGCTCCTGCAAGAAACCGATCTTCGCAACCAGGGCGACTTCTACCCGGAAACCATTGAGGATGCGCTGGATCATGCCTTCATGCTTATCCAGCAATTGCAGACGGCTCCTGTTGAATCAGATACTGATACGGGTGCGCTGGATTGCGATAACTACCGGCTTGAGAATGTGGCGAATCCACAGAATGCCGGCGATGCCGTAAACCTGGGCTCGCTTGAATCAATTGTTGCTGCGGTTGCCGATGGCCAGCTGTATACCGTTCTCAATAAATGGCACGGCACAACTGATGGCGTGTCGGCTGATCTCGACATAAGCGGCGGGACAAATTACCCCAGCGATGTGAATGCCTACATGGTGGTTGTGGATGGCGTCCTGAAGGAGCCAACTGATGGCTTCACGATTGACCTGACTCCCGGCTCCGAAACAGTCACCCTTGGCAGCGTTCCGTTGATCGGCCTTGATTGGTGGGTGATTACCACGGGGTATGTTCGCCAGCTTGGCGAGTACCCGGCCCACGATCACGACACAGACTATTACCTGAAGTCACAGGTCACGCAAATTATCGGGCTGTATGAGGAAAGCGCCTACTTATCTGGCGCCTACACGGCTGCACTGGTTGGCGACAAGTCGCCATTGACTGCCTGGAATGCGGCTGCCGATGGCGCCATCTTCCTGTTCAGGGTTACAACAGCTCACACAACCGGCACCCTGACATTTGCGCCAAATGGATTGGCTGCAAAATCCATCAAGCATCTGGATGCCACAAACCCAAGCACGGCGGCCATCAAGGCCGGCGATTTGCTGGTTCTGCAATTCGACTACACGGATGACTGCCTGTATGTCCTGAGTGATATTCATCGTCTGTATGACGGCAAGACAACTGCTCGACTCCCGTACACGGCCATCAAGATTGGCGCCGGCAAACAAATAACCGGCAATGCCTCCGCTGTCGCGCAAGAAGAAACAAATATGAAGTGGGTGAATGCTGGCGAAAAAACACTTTCATCCAGCGCCGAGTGGACCGGCCTTCCATCCAATATCACAAGAATGGTCATTCCATTCAATGATGTTTCTTTATCCGGCACAGATGATCTTGGTATGCAGCTTGGCCACTCTGGCGCGTACATGACATCTGCAGGCGACTATATTGGCAACTGCAGGCAGAATGATTCCGGAAGTAATTTATGGGCTGCCTTATCTCATGCGCTTGTGTGCATCTTTGGGACTGCGGCGGCATCTTATGCCGGCAAGATAGAGTTGGAGAAGCTGACTGGCAATACATGGAACATCACGGTGATGGCTGGCAGAACCGATAACGTAACTGGAGGCAGCATTTCCGCCTATGGCAAGTGCGTTCTTGGCGGAACCCTGACAAGGCTGAAGCTTCTACCGTCTGGCGCAAATACATTCGATGCCGGCACGGCCACACTCTACTACTACGGAAACCCTGACGCATGACCCTGCTTCGCTCCCCAATCAGGAGTCCGGTAAGGCCTGTCATTGGAAACATGATGGGCGTCAGAAATCCATTACTGGCCAGCCTGGTTCTGGATGCGCCATTGACGCAATCCATCAATGCTTTGGTTGGTACCAATCCGACCTTTACGCGATCAACCAAAAAGTGGGTTGTGCCTGATGGTGAAACCGAGCTTACCGAAGTCGCCATCAATGCCGGCGGGTTTTCTTCTGGCGGCCTGACAATCGAGCCAACGGCTACCAATACGGCGCTTGGCGATGTAGCTCAATGGTCTGCCAGCAATGGCGGCGCGGTTGCCAATGATGGCACGCTTGGGCCTGACGGCGTAACACAAGCGATCAAGTTTACTGTCGGCAATCCTGATAGCGCGGCATACACATTGCTAGGCGGATCAGAGTTATCTGCCGGGTGTTGGGTTCGTGCGGGAAGCCAACAGAATGTGTCAGTTGCAGTTGTTGATGGCGGGCTGAGTCCAATCGGATTTGCTACCGCTGTATGCGATGCCGGCGGCGAGTGGCAGTTTTTGCGATTCGATATATCTGGCACGCCATTCGCGCTTTTTGTTGTAACTGGCGATGGCGCAACACAAACCAATGGCGACACGATGTATTTCTGTTTCCCGCAGGCTCATGATTCCGTCCATTGCGGCACCACGATTATCACAACCGATGCGTCAGTCCAAAGGACTCTCGACAAGCTTTCGATCCTGAATGCCAACATGCCCGATCCTCATGTTGCACACACTATCGCATTTGATTTGATGATGAACCACATGCACCAGACTGCCGTTATTTTTGAGGGCGTTTCTGAAACCCCGAAAAGATCCCTGTATGTGTATGACGATGGCACCATTGAAATTGAGTATGGCGCCGGCATTAGCGCAATATCATCTGCCGGCTTAATCCAGGAGGGTGTTGGCTATCGGGTGGTCATTACATGCTCAGGGACTACATTCAAGCTGTATGTCGATGGGGTTCTGATTGATAGCAATACAGCTGGCGCCGGCTCAACTGGCGGCAATCTTGTATTTGGCGAGCAGGGTAATTCGTATTTCACGATGTCGAATTTGAGGATTTACAGTGTCGAGGCAACTGCGGCTCAGGTTCCGTATATTTAAGGAGGGAGTATGGCCAATGAATTTTTCCAGCAAGGCGCATTGTATGAGGACATAGGCGCCCTCAAGGCCAAGGCTGAAGCTTCTGCCAACCAGATTCGCACCCTGTTTGAAGAGTCTCGCGAGCAAACAAAATCCCTGTCCCGCATTGAGTCTGCCATTGCCGAGCTGGCAAAGGGCCAGGGCGATGCCATAAAACAAAACGACAAGCGCCATGCAACTATGCAGACTGAGCTTGAGTCTGTCCAGAAAGATGTTGGAAATCTCAAGTCATTCAATACGAAAGTTGTTGGTTTTGCTGGCGGAGTATCGCTGGTGTTCACAGCCCTGTGGGCTATTATCAAGGAGATGTTCAGATGAGCGCATTGCTTTCCTTTCTTGGCGGTTCTGCCTTCCGGCTTGTCTGGTCCTGGGTTGCCGAGTATTTGAACAAGCGGCAGGATCACAAAAACGAAATGGCTGCCCTTGAGCTGCAGGCCAAGCTGGATAGCCAGCGCCATACCAATGATTGCGAGCGCCTGAGATTGCAGTCTGATCTTGGCGTCAAGGAAATCCAGGTTCAGGCTGATGCCGATGTGCAAAAGCTTGAGGCATCGGCCTTTGTCGAGGCCATGCGTAATGCCAACAAGCCTACCGGCATCGGCTGGGTGGATGCGTGGAATGGGATTATCAGGCCATTGGTTGCCACCATTGCCGTGCTGTTGTGGGTGATGGCGCTTGACCAGCAAGGCTGGATGCTTTCGGAGTGGGATAAGGAATTGATTGCTGTTGCTATTGGCTTTTTCTTCGCCTCCCGCGAGCTGGCCAAAGGCAGGAAGTAATGGATCTGGCCGCCCTTTACATCCTCATCAAGAGGTTCGAGGGATGTCACCTGATGCCATATTACTGCCCGGCGGGAGTCCTGACTTGTGGCTGGGGTAGCACAGGGCCTGATGTCTTTCCGGGCAGACCTTGGACTCAGGAGTATGCAGATCGGCGTATGGCGATGGATGCCGAGAAGTTTGCCAAGGCGGCGCTGTCGCTGTGTCCTGAGCTGGAAGGTGATAAACTGTGCGCCATTGCCGACTTCACCTATAACCTTGGGGTGGGTCGGCTAAAGCATTCAACCCTGCGAAAGCGGATCAATGCAGGGGATTGGGGCGGGGCTGCTATAGAATTGCGTAAGTGGGTGAATGGTGGTGGTAAACGATTGCCGGGCCTTGTGCTTCGGCGCGAGGCTGAAATCAATCTGTTAATAGGCTAGGAGGTTTTATGGCATCGGTTCAAGATTCTGATGTGGCAGTTTCCACCACTTCAGCGAGGCTGATTTCTGGTGGTGCGCCGGGCGCATCCAATCGCAAGCGCCCTATCTTCGTGTACCTGACTGATCTCTCGTCATGGTATGCGCTTGATCCAAACTCAAGCGGCACGGCTGACAACAACGACCTGATCACTGATGCGTCCGGCAATCGCTGGCGCAGGATGGCGGTTGGCGGCGCTGGCGATCAGTGCGTCCTGTTCGATGATTTTCTTGGTGATGTCCTGGCTGATGAATGGGCTGGCGCTGCCGGCACAGATCCCCAGGCTGTTGCCCCCGCTATATCTGCCGGCGTTGGCGGCATGGTTCGCCTGACTTCTGGTGATGTGGGCGGCGGCGATGATGCTGTTGATGCGTCAGTCCTGACACAAGGCCTGAATTGGAAGGCAAGCCAGGGCGGCCTCATGATGCAGGCTCGCGTCAAACTGAGCGCCATCACTGATGTTGCCGTGTTTGTCGGCTTCACTGATGATGCCGGCACGGCTGAATTCCCGATCCACTCTGCGGCATCTGCCGATACGGTTACTGACAATGCCACGGATGCCTGCGGCTTGATGTTCGATACCGCGATGGCAACCGATATGTGGGGCCTGATCGGTACCAAAAACGGAACACAAACCACCTTTGAATCTGCGGCCATTGCTCCAGCCCAGGACACCTATCAGGTGATTCGGGTTGAAGTCAGCGCTGCCGGCGCCCTGTCATGCTATATCAATGGCACGCAGGTAGGATCAACGGTAGAGGATGCGGTCACGGCGAGCGTTGCCCTGACTCCTGTACTGGCAGTCATGAGCCGCACCACGGCAACTCGTTCACTGGATGCTGATTACATCAAAGTCCAGCAAAGCCGGTAATCGCTTTTGAAATCCTCTCTGCCGCATGGCGGGCCGCATCATCCTTTAGCGATGCGTATCGTTTTGTTGTTTGCGTGGATCGGTGGCCTAGCAGCTCGCCTATCTGCGAAAGTTCAAGCCCTGCGCTCAAAGCAATTGCCGCGTAGTTGTGTCGAAGATCATGAATGCGTAGCCACGGAAGGCCTGCCGCCTGCCTTATTTCATTCCAAGCCTTGTACGGGTTGCATAAATGGCCTTTGCCGTGGAGGCCGGGGAAGATATATTCGTTAATCCTTGGCTGGCTGTTGATGATGGCCAGCGCTTCTGGTGATAGGTAAATCTTTTTTTCCCCTGTCTTTGAGTCTGGCAAGTGCAGCGCTCCTTCCTGGAGGTAGCACCACTTCGCTGTTTGCAGTTCGTTTAATCTTGATCCCGTCATGATAATCAATTGAAACAAAGCTACTACCGAAGGCCATCGCTTCTTGCGAAACTTCAAGCATTGTATTAGCGAAGTCAGCTGGGAGCTGTTCAAGTATGGCTTTCGTGCGATCTCTGGCGATTTCTTTATTTGCCGGCATGGGTTGTCGCCTTCGTACCAGCCCCAGGCTTTCGCAAGATTGAAAGCTTTTGATAGCATCGCAAGCACACGGTTTCGATTGACTTGGCTATGTATGCCGATGCGATCAACCAGCCAAATAATATCCTGTCGAGTAACCTGCTGGAGTCGATAGTTACCGATAGCTGGGAGGATGTGGATTCGCCATCGTCCCTCATCGTTACGGCAATCCTTTTTCTGGTTGCCGTGTTCTCGCATGTATCTATCAGCGAGGTCTTTGACCGTTGGAGCCTGACGAATTCCAACTCTATCTTTGGATGGATCTTGGCCTTGGGCGACTTTGGCAAGCATCTGTCTAGCAGCATCACGAGCCTGCGAAAGCGTGAGGGTTGGCCATTGGCCGATCTTTGGTTTTCGCTGCTGTCCATTGATTCGATAGTAGACATACCAGTATTTGCCTCCGTTAAAAGTTCTAAGCTGAAGGCCCTTTACCTGGTTGTCCTTCAGCACGCTGCCCGGCATAGCCTTCTGAATTGTACTCTGGTTCACAGACAAACTCCTTCACTCCAAGGTGGCCGACTTGCTTTGATAGATCGGCATCAACCCATATTTTGAATCCGGCTTTTCTGGCCTCAGCACAAAAGTATTCATCTTCCGATACCCAGGCAATGCCATCAAACTCGGCATTGAACCAGGGCTCCGGGAGGCTTTTGAATACGGCGGCATCAATCAGGCAGAAGGGCATACCATTGCTGGCAACCTCAAACAGCCCCTGCTTTTTGGTGAAGTCCATGCGCCGGCCATCGAATCCCCTTGCCGTGAATTCATGTGGCGGCCTGCGGGTTAGGCAGGTGGCGCCAACAATTGGCAGGCAATGATTAAGCAGTCGAATCAATCCATCTGCTGGGAAGGTTTGGTCACTGTCGATGAACAGGATCTTGTCGGCATTGATTGAAAGCGCCTGCTTGACGCCGGACCATCTGCCCCTTTGCACCATGCTTGATTTGGCATTGATGATGGCTATCTCGTTTTTCATGCGAGAAACAGCCACCAACCTCGTGAGGCACATTGCAAAGTCGGCATGAACCATATCCCCTGACGGGATTACGATGGCAACGCGCACGGCTTAATGCTCTTCAGGCTTGATGAAATCCTGTGCTGCCTGGATCGTTTCGGCGGTTTCTTGAGGCGGGGCATTGCGCTTGGCAAACTCTGCCATCATGGCGTCTGCCATGTCGAATGAGAAAGAGGCAATACTTTCTTTGCTCGTGGCGCCCTCGCTGTTTGACAGCGCGCCCTGCATGGCCGCCATCGCAAAGCCGGTGTGCAGGCCTTGTGTGAGCTGGTCATTGGACTCACTCAGCTTGCGCACAGCATTGTAGGCTTGCGCGAGTTTGTTGGTGAGGGTTTCGATCTGCGCCATTTCTGGCGTCATTTTTGGTGTGGTAACATCGTTCATTGCGGTACTCCAATTCAGTTAAAGCGGGATAACACTCTTGGCTTGCGGCCCACGATTGCCGGACTCGCGATCAAACTTGACGCGCTGGCCATCGGTGAGGGTGCGGCGGCCATCCATCTGGATGCCGGTGTGGTGGACGAAAACATCAGGGCCGCCATCATCTGGCACGATAAAACCAAAACCCTTCTCGTCATTGAAAAACTTAACTACGCCTTCAACTGCCATGATGATTACTCCCCAACGATGGTGATGTTGGATGCAGCAATCGTAAGCTTGGCTGGCATCTGGATGTTGGTCAGTTCAGCGAAGTCGGTATGATCGACATTGAAAACTGATTCTTCACTTTGCGGCACAGATCGGATGTCACAATCAACAACGACTGGCACATTGATAATCACTTTCATAAAACAAAATCCTCAAACGGTTAATGTTCAGCGTGGTGGCCGGTGCCTAGCCCGACTATGCCGTGGATAGCCCACATTCACCACACTGGTCACACACTGGTCACAGGGAGCCGGTATGTGATGGGGGAAAAAGGTACCACCCGGATGCTGATAATGCAACAACTTTATACACTTAGTTGATAATCGGTATTTGCCGGTATGCACGGAACAGCTGACTCTTAATCAGCGGGTCGCAGGTTCGAGTCCTGCTGCGCCCACCAGTGAAATCAATAGCTTGGCTGACTTCACTGGCGGGCGCTGGAATTCGCTGGTCACATACTGGTCACGGCTGGAAGAGGGTCATCACCAGCGGGCTGCTGTGGGATATGGCGACATTGCGGGCGGCGATGGCTCGCTTGCAGTAGACAATATCAAACCCGCCTGACGGGTTCGGGATAGGCCTGCCGATCATCACCCGGCCATCCTCAAGGAAATTCACGGATCGCCTTTTGGATACTTCGGGAGGAAGCTTCTGGTCTGGGGAAAAGAACACAAGGCTTTGGCTGCTGCACCAGTCATACAGGTTGCTGATCGCAACCAGGTTGGATGGGTCTATGGTTATGGCTCTTACGATGGCCTTCCAGTTTGACAGGTCTACCTGTCCGGTAGGGCCTGTCATGTACCCAATGATTGGCGGCATGATTCCCTTGTTTGTTGTTTGCGGGTTCCATCCCGTACCAAAAACCGAAGGGATTTTCTATTCGATTCAGCAAGGCAATCCCGAAAGCTCATAGATGGCCAGCTGGTCGATGCCAATGAAGTCGGCCAGCTTTCGCTTCAGCTCATCGACATCATGACTGACTGGGCCGACTTGCCATCGGCCTCCTGGGCTCTTGAGCATGGCAAGATAAAGCGGCCTGCAGACTGCCGGCCTTTCACTTCTTTCCAGTGGCCTCAGCTTCGTGGCTGGTGCTGGCATACTCATGCTCTTTCTCCCATGCCTCGACATACTCCAGCGGGTAGATGACGCGGGATTTCAGGCCTCCCATCTTGCGATAGCGGGGGCCTTTCCCTTCGTTTCTCCAATTGCTCAAGGTCTGGCTGGACATGCCCCAGCGCTTGGCCAGTTGGGATGAGGTCAGGTGAGTTGTCATTGATATTTCCTCAATTTATCAGGCAAAGCTGACTATCCAGCTTTATCTGCTTATCTAGTCTTTCTGATTGAAGTCCTGCATATTCCGTATTTAGCTCGCACCCGAGGTACCGCCTGCCCAGGGATAGCGCGGTGGCCGCCGTTGTTCCGCTGCCCATGAAGGGATCAAGGACGATATCGTTTCCTCGAGATCCTGCCTGGATGCACGGCGCGATCAGGTCGGGCGGGAAGGTGGCGAAGTGAGCGCCCTTGTATGGCTTGGTTGTGATCGTCCAGACGCTGCGCTTATTGCGCGTGTCGCCTCTGCCAACCGCCTTCATGTTCCCGTTCGTCTTTCCGGGCACTCTGGCGCTGCCTTCCTGTCGGGCCAGTCTTGGCTGTGACAACCTGGCAATGCTGGCCGATGCCAGCGGCTCGGCAATCGCTTCGCTGTCGAAGTAGTACCGCTCCGACTTAGACAACAGGAAGATGTACTCATGCGCCTTGGTGCAGCGGTCGCGCACGCTCTCAGGCATCGGGTTCGGCTTGTGCCAGATAATGTCCTGCCGCAGATACCAACCATCGGCGCGAAGGGCGAAGGCCAGCATCCATGGAATGCCGATCAGGTCTTTTGGCTTGATTCCTTCGGGGTCTTTCGGCCGGAGTTTCCCGTTCTTGAAAGCGTCGCCTTCAAAAGCCGCGTGTATTTTTGATTGGCCTGGGTCGCGTGTCTTTCTCCCGCCGCTCGCATAGCTATCTCCGATGTTCAGCCACAGCGTCCCGTCATCGGCCAGCACATCACGCACGCAGCGGAACACCTCGACCATCGCGGCAATGTATTCCTCCGGCGTTTGCTCCAGCCCGATCTGGCATGGGTGCCCGTAATCACGTAAGCCAAAGTAGGGCGGGCTGGTGACGCACATCTTCGCCTTCACGCCTTCGGCTGCCCATCGGCGCATGGTTTCCCTGCAATCGCCAAACTCTATAATGTTCAAGCGCTATTACCTCGCTACCACTCATTGACAAAATATCAACTCATTAACCAAAAAGCAATAAGGAATGACTTGCCGGTATGCTTATTTAGGCGGGTCTAATCCATACGATTGCCTGGCAATAGGCAATGGCAAGGCCTTCAATCATCCGGCCTGCCAGTGGCTTCAGGTCGAACAGGCCGGGCTCGTGGCCTCGCCTGAGTTCACCTATCCACCATCCACCATCCTCGGCGGCAGCCATCACCATCCGGCGGATCATCATATCGGGCGGGCTGCGATCACTAGTGGCAAATGCCGTCCAGCCTTCGGGCTCATCCAGCCTGATCGCCACGGCATCACCCGGCAGATCCATGCTGGTGGTTGCATCGCCAGACAAAAGCCTGACTTGCCCATTGGCATCAGCCCTGCCGATGATCGGCACCATCGCCTTGCCGGATGCCGTCACCTGCCTGAGCTTCATGCCGGCATGGCGAAGGACATCATCAACCGGCATCCCAAGGAAGCGGGCGATCTGCCGGCAGTCATCCAGCTGAAGCCGGCGCCTGCCCTGCAGGATGCGTGTGATGATGGCCGGCTCCACCTTCAGGAAGCGGGCCAGATCAGCCTGGCTCTTTCCCTTTTCCTTCAGCTGCTGGCGCATCCATTCGCCATCAATCGCCACTCGTTTCCCCTTCCTTGGGTGGTCGTGTTGACAATATATAAACTAGTGATGCGCCGGCTGGAAGCCTGAAGTTTTGGCGGCCCTGCCGAATTGCATATCAATGGGGCGATCCTTCAGGCCGTCAATAATCTCCTTGGTGGTGAACCTGAAGTTGCATGCCTTCTGGCTGCATCTTCTGCGGCGGCGAATCCAGTCTGCCTGAATGCGCGAATCAATTACCCTGGATGGGCAGTTGCATTTGGGGCATTTCATTTCCCACCCTCCCGCCCTTGATTTATTGCCGCCGCAATCAGGCTTGATTGTAAAGACACGGTAGCAAATACAATCGCGGCATCTGTTAACCCGTTATGTTTACAGAATGCTGCAATTATAAAAAGCCAAATAGAGCCAAAAAATAAGCCTTGCTTGCTCATACACCCTCCCGCCCATGTATGGCATCAACGCAAAGCTTTGAACAATGAACATTTAACGATGATGACATTGCATCCCGCAACTCCCCCTCCCGCTGCTGGCTGGCTTGCAATTGCGCTTGCAATTCAATCAGCTTGTCATCCGCAGCCTGTAATCCAGCTTTGAACATTTCGGCCTCGCGCTCAAGCCTATCTATCCTGCTTCGCCTTTTGTTTATGATTTCATGTAGTGTTATCGCGGCCTCATCGGAGCGTTTTAATTCAAGCTCAAGCTCGGTGATGCGCGTTTCTGCTTCGCGCAAACAAGAGAAAAACTCGATAAATCTGTCTAATGCGTGGATGTATTTGGCTCGACGCCTTTCTTCGCGCTCCGCTCTATTCTTGCTCATGCCTTAACCTCCAACTTGTTGTCGTGACAAATCGCAGCGCTTATGTGGCAATTCAATGCGCTCTCAACGTCACCAAAAAAGCAGAAGCATTTCTCGCACTGGTACAGCATTACGACATCAATGTGGTCTGTAGCAATTGGCAGCACCGGATACCTGTCGTCATTTGAGAATCTGAGCGCGATTGATTCCTCCGCATCTTCTTTTGTTTTAAATCTTTCCGCCCGAGAAACATCCTGTACCCACAGGTCACGACTTCCGCCCGCAGCGTGTACGCGCTTTGAAAACCATCTTGCGACAGGTTCTCCGTGTAGTTGATTGCGCTCAATAAGCCAGTACCCGCTCATAACGGCACCTCCACCAAAATGCTCAAAAAACCAATTACACCGAGCAGCCAAACAGCCCAAAGGGCGATCTCTAAAAATGCTCTCATGTCGCCCTCCCTTCACGCTTGGCTATCAATCTATGCGCCGTGCAATTATGGCAATCACAAATAGCGTCATTGCAGTGCATTCGCGCAAATGGGCGCAAGGCCTCCACCATATCCTTGTTACGGCTATTCGCCTCGGCAAGCTGGCGCTCTAGGTCGGCTATCTTGCGAGAGTAGGTAATTTCATCAGCAAGCTCCCACTTGTCGCGCTCTTTAAGCTTTTGCTCAAGCTCGGTGATGCGTTGCTGCGTTGTTTCAAAGTCTGCTGCTGCGCCCTGTTTGGCGGCTGCGCTTCCGTGAATCATTGGATCATACTGATCTGGCCAAACTTCCTTTGCGCTTTCCAGTGTGCCGTTAAAAAACGGCTCTCTCGTATGCTCACTCATAAATCAACCCTCAAAACGGTACAAAGTCGGACCACTCATCACAACCATCAACCCGGTTTGCAACCGGCACGATGGAATCCCATTTGCGGCAATGGCCAGATAGATTGTAATGCTCGCATTCAAAACACTTGATGCCATGCTGGCGCTTTATCTGGTCTGCCATGCCGACAATTCGCATCAGCATAAGGCGTTCAAAATCTGGCGCATGGACAAGCTCATACTCGGTTTCATGTTGTGACACTGATTACCTCCGGGAATTTCCCTGGTTTGATGGTGATGGATTTGGGTGGTTGCGGGCGCTCGGTATTGAAGTATTCAAGCGCTATGGTAGTAGATGGCGGGGCATAATTCTCGCCTGTCAGGAAATTAAAATACCGTACTGCATTGGCTCGCGGCCTGCCGGTGTGGTCAAAGCAAAGCCATTGCTTGAAGATCGTTATGCCGCAAAGGTATTCAACCCTGACGCTATCAGGCTTGCCGGGTTTGCTATGGCGATACCATTCCCATCTGGTGACTTCATGGGTTTCAGGCTCAAACTGATCCGATGTAATGGCGGCATCGCTGGCTCGCTCTTCGTGCTTGGCGCCTTCATTAACCGGGAAAGCGAACAGGCAATGCGGGCATTGGCGCAGGCTTGCATGGACATACTCGCCACACTGGTCGCAAGTTTTGACGGGCGCCTCACCCGGTTTCTTCGGTCCTTTCTTGCCAACCTTGATGCTGTCAATCGGGCCGTGTCTCAGGATGTTGCCGGCGTAATCCAACACCCGGCAGTTGATTTTGCCGGGAGCAATCCGCAAGCCACGGCCAACGATCTGGCTGTACAGGCCGGGCGATTGGGTGGGGCGCAGCATGGCAATCAGGTCAATGCCGGGAACATCAATGCCTGTGGTCAATACATCCTTGTTGATCAAGCAGCGAAGCTTGCCTGCCTTGAAATCCGCAAGATGTCGGGCGCGATCCGCATCACTGGTTTTGTGGCTGATCGCTTCAGCGGCAATGCCTTGCTCGCGCACCAGATCACAAACCTCATAGGCATAATCCACGGATGGGCAGAAGATCAGCCAGCTGCGGCGATTCTCTTCCAGCCCGATGGCAATGATCTCGCTGACGGCTGCCTGCATGAGGCCGTCAGCGCGAGCGGCCTTGTCGGTATCTTCCTCCTTGAATTCGCCTCCCTGCATCCGGCAATCACTGGTATCAATGACACGATTGCCGGGGCGGGTAACAAGGCGTGATAGATAACTTTCATCCATGAGGCGCAGGATGTCAGTCTGGTAGATCACCTGGCTGAAGATGGCATTCTCGCCTTCAGTCAACAAGCCGGTTTTCATCCGGTATGGCGTGGCCGTAAACCCACAGACTTTCATCTGGGGATTTACCAGCCTCATGTTTGTGAGGAATTGTTTGTACATGCCGTCTGATTCGGCATTGATCAAATGGCATTCATCAACAATGATGATGTCCGCGTGGCCAAGGTCAAAGGCCCGCTTGTAAATGGATTGGATGCCGGCGAACACAACTGAGTTGTGCAGGTCACGCTGGCCAAGGCCGGCGGAATAAAACCCCATATCAATGGATGGGTTCATGCTGTAAAGCTTGTCGGCATTTTGCTCCAGCAATTCCTTGATGTGCGCGAGTACCACAAAGCGCTGATCCGGCCATTGCTGGATGACTTCAGATATAAACCCGCCAATCATCACAGACTTGCCTGAGCCGGTGGCGGCGCTCACCAGCGGGTTGCCATCATTAAATTGGAAGTATGAGTAGATGGCGTCTACTGCTTCGCGTTGGTACCAGCGTAAGTCCATAATCAATCAGCTCTTTTGAATTCCACAACCCACACCCACGGATTCGCCGCCCACGAGCCAGCGCCGCTGATGGATTCCCAAAGGTTCTGGAAGTCGCGGGGTTCGTCCTTGCTGGTGGAGAGCATGCAGCCCTCGGCAAACACATCGTCCATGCTTATGTCGCGCAGCCTCTCCACGCGCACGCTCACAATTTCCAGCGTAATGCGCGATGCCCAGCGAGGCATGTGGATGGATGGGCGCCACCGGCAAACCATTTCATCATCAGAGTTAATGAACTCAGGCTTTGGCACCCCATCTGCCTTGTACACGCAAAACGCCGGCGTGTAGATGTCGTCTTCATCGGTGAGTGGTTCGTCGTAAAGAGGGCCTTGCCAAGTCTCCCGCACCCACAGCCTGTCGCCGGGCTTGCCGTAGGGGCACATGGCATTGTCTTTACTCGCCACAAAATCAGGAGTGAAGCCAACCTCATCCAGCCAGTCGAGAGCGCGTCCCTTTACAACCCTGCGCGTCATCGTCTTGCGGCCTTCACGAATGGCGCGAACCATTGGCGCTGAAAAAAGTATTGGTCTTTCTTTCATAATCTCATCCCACAACCCTGCTACCAGGAAAATGTTTTTTGATTGCCTCAACCTCATCTGCGCCGATCACTCGCTTGTCATCGGCTGCATGGATCTCATGGCTTGAGTATCCGTCAATGCCATTGGCAAATGGCTTGCCATTGGTTTTGTTGATGTACTCAACCTGTTCATCGCTGCCCTTTTGTGGCTCGCCAATGTTCACCAGCAAGGCCGGGTTATAGATATGTCGGTCACAACCCGTGCGCTGGAAGTCTGTGGGGATCTTGTCGCCATGAACCTTGCAGTACCAGTCGCCAGCTTCGCCTTCCATCACTGGCGAGCTATGCGCGCAAGTCCGGCAATTCACTTTCGGTGCAGCTGTCAGGTGGCATAGGTCGGCATGATCACAAAATGATTTGCACATAAAATGCGCCGGGTCATTGGTCATGCGATCAACGGGAACATCGCTGGCAATAATATGCTCGGCTTTTTTGATCAGGGTTTCAGCGGCTTTCTTGCTGGCGTCTGTCCTGACTGAAATGGTCCGGCGGCCTCCCGGTGATGAACAGGTGAGGTAATGCCGGGTCAATTCAGAATAAAACATGTACAGGATGGCTTGGGCGTAATAAATAATATCCCATTGCTTCAATGCCTCTTTCTCGTTTTGCGCCACCAGCTTTTCAAGCTTGGCTTGCTTGGCATCCTCAACCTGTTTGTGTTCCCAGACATGCGGGGTTTTCGGGGCCTGTAACAAGCCTTTAATGGCGCCATCAAGGTGGCCTTTGAAATGGCCGTGGATGTCGGCAAATCCAAATTGCATGCCATCCCAGTCGTGGGTTTGCAGTTCAATGCCTTTGACCATGCGAAGGCGGGCGGCCATCAATGCCTCGCCTGCATTGCCGTCATCAAATTTGTACTGTGTTTCTGCCTTTAGTTTCTTTGGCGAACACCAGTGGAAGTCATACCAGCTCTTGCGAAGGCAGGGATGCCCGATGCCGGACATGCCAAGGTAAGGGCGGGGCTCTTCAGCATTTGCCTTTGCCTGCACGGCTTCATCAATTGCCTTCAGCGTGGGATCGCTGCCTGGCTGGGTGGCTGTGAATTCAAGTTTGGCCATTTCGATAATCTCAATTCGTCAGTTAAAAAAGGGGAGCGGGCCTGAAAGGGGGAAGGAATAGGCCCGCTCCCAAACTTTTTACTTCTTCCAGGGCGGCGCAGCCTTGGCAGCAGTAGCGGCAGCCTGTGCGGGTGCTGCCGTTCCAGCGAATCCCGGCGATACCGTGCGGGCTGCAGGCCTTGGATTGAGCTTCGCTGCAGGTGCAGGTGCAGCCTCATCACCATAAGCCTCATAGCCCTTGGTGATGTTCTTGGGCGAATAGCCTTCGCTTTGCTCAATGTCCACCTTCACAATGGCTGTCTTGTTCAGCAGCTGGTCGGTGTCAGTCAGCATCAGCTGGCCAGTGGCATGACAGATAGCTGACAGCTGGCGCTGGGCGATCTCCTGTGCCTTCTGGTTCTGGTGCTGGACATTGAGGTTGTCGAAAATGTAGGCGCCTTTGTAGGGGCCATCTTCGATCACTTCCCATGTCAGCTTGAGCAGCGTGCCAGTGTTCTTGCTGTTCGAGCCAACCTGTGCGTCAGTGATCATGCACAGGTACTTGTTGGGCGGGATCGGGTCGTAGTTCTTTTGTGGTTCGACATCGTTTGCATTGAAGTTGATTGTTGCCATGATGATATTTCCTTACGCTCGTGCGTACTTGGTTTCAGGATTGCTTTGCCGAGAATGCCTGTTCAAAGGCATCCCATGACAAGGCGACTTTTGCTGGCAGGCTGTAGCGATTCCCGGCCATGAAGGCAGGGCTTCCCTCCAGGTGCAGCCAGCGGTTTTTGAGGTCAGTTGCGCGATTGATTTTCTTCTCGCTCGACTTCTCCCCAACATTTCTGATCACCTTTTCCTTTTCGGCAAAGGCAATCACATCAGCCCACTCCATCAACAGTTCGCAAGAACCATTGCCGGACTTGGGTGAATGCAGTTTCAATTTCCAGACATCATACGGCTCAACAGTCGGGTCATTGAATGTCATGACTTTCGAGTGGCAGATGAAGATGATCGTCATGCCTTTCTCTTTGTTCAGGTAGTTCAGGGCGGAAAGGATCTCACGCCACAGGTTCAGCGCTTCCAGGTATCCCTTGCCATAACCACCAGCTGCCTTCTCGATGCTGCTCACGCCTTCGCGCTGGCAGACTTCTGCAAAGATCAGCTTTTCCAGCCAGTCGGCAGAATCAATGACAACGGTTTTGTAGGCATGCTCTCCACACAAGGCCGTCAGTGCGTCAACGACATCCTGATAGCTGGTGGCGAGGGGGAAGGCATCGGCATCAATGCCGGTCAATCCGTCCTCAGTCTGGATGAAGATGGGGGCCGGCGCCTGTGAACAGAATGTAGACTTGCCGACTTTCTCTGCACCATGCACCACCATGCGGGGCGGGGCTGCGTGTTTGGTTTTACCAATGCTGTTTAAATCAATTGCCATAATCAATTACTCCTTCCTTTCAACAGAAACGCTGGTCTTGCCTGGGGTGGAAGTGATGGCTTCGGCAACGATGGCATAATGCTCGGCATCGTTCTTCTGCAACCACTTCACGCCAGTCTCATCCAGCACCAGTTTGGTTTTGACGGGCCGCAAGTTTTCCGGAATTCGATCAGCGACTTCTGCCCACTTCTCTTCATCCAGCTTGCGGTTGATAACGCCTTTGACAACGATTTTGTAGCCATCGACATTATGCGTTTTGCTGCCCTCTTGAGGGACATCCAGCAATTTGATCAGGTCATCCTCAACGGATATGCGGCGATCCTTTGCGGCGGCCTCTTCAGCCTTGGCGGCCAGTAATTCAGCGGCGAGTTGTTCAACAGATTTAACCATTTGATGTGCTCCTTAATGCGCTGCGCTGTGATTTCGTCAGGCTGGATACGCGAACAAAACCTTTCTTGTGCATGGCTTTGTCGGCTTCCGCCACAGTAGGGTGACGCATGGGCGCATTTGCTGGCAGCACATACTGGATGCCGCGAACACTTGGGATCTTCACCTTCTTCATCTGGCTGCGCTGCGTCAGCGCGTCATCGTTGCCCTGCATGGTCTTGACGACTTCGCGCTTGCCATTGCGCGGGTGAATGTACTTGACTCTGTTCATGCTGTTCCCTCCACGGGATGTTGGTTGGTTATGGTTTGGCTTGATAAAAATAAACTGCCGTCATTGCCATGCGCCTTGCATCAGCGCGGCTGATTTGCGAGGCGAATTCAACGGGGCAGCCTTTGATGGTGGCAATCCACCAGTTTTTGAGTTTGCGGGTTTTCATGACGATGCTAGGAGTCATTTGCCACCCCACAACTTCATCTGTGGGTGACGGCCTTTGGCCATCGGGGCATTCGGCCTGATCTCCTGGTCAATGTGATTCAGGTAGATGCCGAGGGTGATGGTGTTGGGGAGCCAGCGGGGCGCCAGCGTTCTGATGGTTCGCCAGTCATTAAACATAGTCACTTCCTCACTTCAGTTCGTTCGTTAATCTCGTCAATTCGTACTCAGGTGCTTGCTTTCGTACTTGATGCCAAGCATAATCCGTTTTGCAGAATTGTCAACAGCTAATTGAAAAAATCTCAAGAGGTATCAAAATGTCTTTAGTTTTCAGTGTGATGCAGCGGCCTGATAGTGATCCCATGAAGCGCCTTCTGGTGCTGGCCGAGGGGGATTTTGCGGGCTTGGCCGCAAAAACCGGGGAAAATATCAAAACGGTCTATGCCTGGTTCTACCGGGGCAAGGTGCCGGCGGATAAAGTTGAGGGGGTTTGTGAAGCATACCAGTATGCCATCAAGCCTCATGATTTGAGGCCAGATATATTCAATCCAGCCCGCTATTTGTCAGCTGAAAAGTAGGGGGCTGCATGGATTCCGGGAATATCAGCGCGCTATTTGGCGCGCCTTTCGATGCGTCACTGGTCGAGCCGACACGGCCCGATCCCCAGAAATACGAAACACCCCCTGAAATTGCCTTCCATGATGTGATGGTGGCGCAGGGCTTGGTCATTCCTGGCGGGGTGATAGAGGGCAAGATCGTGCGGGTTCCCATGCGGGATACCCGGAAACTCAATGGCTGGTACCGCTATTTCGGCGTGGATGTATCGAGCGGGATAGCAGCTGGCGTGTTTGGCGACTGGCGGGATGGCTCCACTCAATACTGGTCATCCAAGTCCGAAAAGGACATGAGCCAGGATCAGTTCAAGGCCTACCAACAGCGCGTGATTGAAATGAAAGCGGCTGCCGAGGCCGAGCTAAAAGAGCGCCACAATGCAGCTGCCGGCGAGGCTGAATCATCCATCCGGTTGCTGCCCTATGCTGTAGCGCACCCCTACCTGGATCGGAAAAAGGTCAAGGCGTATGGGTTGCTGCAGGATGGGGATGCGCTGGTGGTGCCAGTCCGGAATATCAATGGCGACATCCGGAGCTTCCAGAAAATCTGGGCCAATGGCGATAAGCGATTCATGAAAAACGGGGAAACCCGTGGCTGCTTCCATCTGATCGGATCTGCCTTCACTGAGCCCACCTATGTCGCTGAAGGCTATGCGACTGCGGCCACCATCCATGAGGTTACAGGGAAGTCAGTGGTGGTGGCATTCAATGCCGGCAACCTCAAGCCGGTGGTGGATGCGATCAGGCAGGCCGGCAACCATTGCAAACTGGTGGTGTGCGCGGATAACGATAGGAAAACCGAGGGCAACCCCGGTATCACGGCAGGCCAGAAGGCCTGCGAGGGGCAGTTTGGCGTCAGTATGGTGGCGCCGGAATTTGCGGGCAGCGAAGGCACGGACTTCAATGACATGGCTGCAGCTGAGGGCCTTGATAAGGTCCGGCGGCAGTTGCTGGGTGAGGATGTCGGGACTCATGGCAATCACCTGTCCCTTACGAAAATCAGCGAGCTGGGGCGCATTGAGCCAACCCGATGGCTGATCCGTGGATACATGCCAGAAGATTGTTTTGGCGTGTTATATGGGCCATCCAGTCACGGCAAGAGCTTTGGCATCATCGACATGGGCATGGCCATTGCTGCCGGCAAGGATTGGCACGGGCGCGAGGTTGAACAGGGTGCCGTGGTGTATGTGTGCGGGGAGGGTAAGAGGGGGATTATCAAGCGGGGCGCAGCCTGGGCGCGCCATTACGGCATGGATCTGGATTCGATTCCTTTTTATGTCTCAAGCCGGCCAGTTATGATGCTGGAACAGGCCATGCTGGCTGAATTCAAGCACCAGACAATCCAGCTGGTTGAGCAAGTCGGGCGGGTCAGTATGGTGGTGATAGATACGCTGAACCGGAATTTTGGCGCCGGCGATGAAAACAAGACTGAGGACATGACGGCATTCATCAATGCCTGTACCGACATCCAGAAAACCATCAATGCCAGCGTCATCGTGGTTCACCATACCGGGCTGCAGAATACAGATCGGGCAAGGGGCTCCAGCGCCCTGCGGGCCGCCCTGGATGTCGAAATGGCAATGGAAAAGACTGGTTCACCCGATGCCCACGGCCTCGAATACACCCGGCTTACCTGTACCAAGATGAAAGATGATGAGCCCTTCAAGCCTATCGTGTTCAAGATGGCGCCAGTGGGATTGGAGACAATGGCCGGCCAGTTTGGGGATGAAGAGGTCACGAGCTGTGTTCTGGTGCCTGAGAAAGATCCACAGATCAGCCAGGATATGGTCAGTACACTGATCACCAGCAAGTCAAAGTCTGTCCAGACGGGTATCAATATCGTGGCTGAAATGGCCGATACCATCCGGCGCAACAAGCCCGATGCCAGTGAAATCCTGATCAGCACAAAGGAATTCAAGGAGCGGTTTGAGGGTAAGGCGGCGCGCCGGCAGGCCTTCTATGAGGTCAAGGAAAAGCTGGTTGAAATGGGTGTTCTGGTGCCTATTGAGGGCAATCACCACTACTGGATTTTGGGGAAAATATGACCTGCCTCGTGCAACATAGAGTCAAGAAAACTGTCCGTTACCCATATTATTTGGCTGTCCGATTTCGGGTTGTGGAAAATCAATGACTTACATCGTTTTTTCAAAAATTTGTCCGAAAACGAGTTTGCTGTGTCCGTTTTCGTGGTCAAAAAAAATTACAGGTGGGTGTACATCACGGAATCAATGGGTTGCAATAATTTCGTGGTTGGATTTGTCCGGTTTTGTCCGGCGTTTTCCGGCCTTTTTCCGGCAGTTTGTCCAACTTTGTCCGTTTTTTTGGGGGGGGTATGTAATACCCCCCAAAACGGAATAGGACCAGCCTGTTTAATCGGGTGGTTTTTAACCAATCAAGCGAGGGGCGTTTTATGAAAATCGAAATCAAGGATATGTCTGTCGTGAATGGGAGGGTTAGCCTGAAGATGATCATTGATGATAGGTCGGTTGCCGCAGCGGTTGTGAGGGTGATCGGGGAAATGAAGCCGCCAGTCACGCCAAGCTTGAGGCGAAACGGGAGCCACCACCACAGATGCCTGGAAAGGCTGGCCAGTATGACTGCGGCAACAAACTTCATGAATCCATGCTTCAGAAAAACGGTCATCACCCAAGCCCTCAAGGCCGAAACATTCTCCAGGCAAAGGGCCAGTGAGGTCCTAAAGCGATTGAGGGGTGATGGCATAATTGTTGATTCAAGGACCAGTGATGCTGATTGTTATGTTATTACTGCAAAAATGCACGAGGCCATGAGCCGCTATAATTAACGGCAGGGGGTTTGATTATGAGTGATCCAGTGTTTGTTGGCATTGTCGTGGGATTTATTTTGGGCTTCCTGGTTGCCCTTGAGATCAACAGGCGTGAGTAACGCTGAAGAGCAGTTCCTGAACCAATGCCTGGCACAAGGCTTTCCGGTACCAGTCCGGGAGCTGGTGTTTTGTGAGGGCCGGGAATGGCGATTCGATTTCGCCTGGCCTGACATGCTGCTGGCTGTTGAGATCAACGGGGCAGTCTATGCCCGAGGGCGCCATGCCCGAGGGCGTGGCTTGGAGAATGACTATCGCAAGCTGGGTGAGGCATTGGCCCTTGGCTGGTCGGTATACCAATGCTCAAGCGGCATGGTGGCCAGTGGCGAGGCCATTGAGACTGTTGGCAGGATCATGGAATATTTGCGGGCTGGGTAGGGTGTTGATATATTGTCAATCATGAAACTCGAAAAACTCTCCGAGGCCTCCAAGGCCACCAAAAAGCCGCTCACGCCAAAGCAGGCCTTGTTCGTCAAGGAATACCTGATCGACTTGAATGGCACTCAGGCGGCAATCCGGGCTGGTTACAGCAAGAAAACCGCCTATTCGATTGCTGAAGAGCTCCTGAGAAAACCTGAGATCAAGGAGGCTGTGGCTTTGGCTATGGCTAAACGCGAGGAGCGTACAGAGATCAATGCTGATTGGGTGCTGAAGCAGGCGGTCAAATTGCATGAGCGCTGTATGCAGGAGATAGAGCCCTTCACTGACAAAAAGGGAAATCATATCCATTCTGACGATGGTAGGCCGCTATATGTTTTCAATGCCAATGGCGCTGCCAAGGCGCTTGAGTTGGCTGGCAAGCATATTGGCGTCCAGGCATTCAAAGAGCGCATTGAGCATTCTGGCTCCATCCAACTGGCTGATCGCATCACCAAGGCTCGCGGGCAGGCATGAGAAAAATCAGGCGCGGCAAATACAGGCCAATGCGACTCTGGTGGGGCGGTAGGACTGTTGTTGAAACAACCCCGTCATTCGTTCCTGTTGGCTGGGGCAAGTAATGACGGCCGCGGCATTAACCCCAGATGAAATGCTTGCCGATGACATGGGCAAGTTCTATGCCGATCCCCTTGGCTTTGTCATGTATGCCTTTGAGTGGGATGCCGATGAGTCCATCAGGCTGGTGAGGCTTGAAGAGCCCTACAAGTCGCGCTATGGCAGGGAATTCGGGCCGGACCAATGGGCCTGTGAATTGCTTGACCAGATAGGCGAGTCCGTCAAAGGCCATAAGTTCAACGGCGTCCGGGCTGTTGATCCCATCCAGATCGCCATTTCATCCGGCCACGGTATTGGAAAATCTACTATCACGGCATGGCTCATCCTGTGGATTGCCAGCACCAGGCCGTATTGCAAAGGCGTAGTCACGGCCAACACCAGCGACCAGCTGAAAACCAAAACATGGGGTGAGCTGGGTAAGTGGTGGAAAAAGTGCATCACAGGCCATTGGTTCCACTACAACAATGGCAAGGGCAACATGAACCTGTACCAAAAGGATTATCCAGAATCCTGGCGGGTGGATGCCCAGACATGCCGTGAGGAGAACAGCGAATCCTTTGCCGGCCTTCACGCTGCAAACTCAACCCCGTTCTACCTGTTCGATGAGGCGTCAGCTGTGCCTGACAAGATCTGGGAGGTTGCCGAGGGTGGATTGACTGACGGTGAGCCTATGTGGTTCGCCTTTGGCAACCCGACCAGGAACAGCGGGCGCTTCCATGCCTGCTTCAACCGGCTGCGCCATCGCTGGAAATGCCTGAAGATTGACAGTCGCAATGTCAAGATCACGAACAAAAAGAAAATCCAGGAGTGGGTGGATGACTATGGCGAGGATAGCGATTTCGTCAAGGTCCGTGTCCGTGGTGAATTCCCGTCAGCCAGCTCCCTGCAGTTCATCCCTGCCGACATCGTGCAACAAGCAGTCAAGTCTGATCATTCGGCAATCCTGACTGATCCGCTCATTATGGGCGTGGATGTTGCGCGGTTTGGTGATGACCAGTCCGTGATCAGGTTCAGGCGAGGCCGGGATGCAAGGACAATCAAGGCGCTCAAGTTCCGGGGTATCGACACAATGCAGCTGGCTTCAATCGTTGCCCAGCATGCCAAGGGCTCGCCTCATACCTTTGGCAAGCGATGCGATGCTGTGTTCATTGATGGTGGCGGCGTAGGTGGTGGTGTGGTTGATCGCTGCAGGCAGCTGCGCGTGCATAACATCATCGAGGTGAATTTTGGTGGCAAGTCATCAGATCGCAAGTATGCCAACAAGCGGGCGCAGATGTGGGGCATGATGCGTGACTGGCTTGCCGGCGGTTCAATCCCTGATGAGCCTGAGCTGGTGGGTGACTTGATTGGTGTGGAATACGGCTTCAATGTCCACAATGAAATCCAGCTTGAGAAGAAAGAGGACATGAAGAGGCGGGGCCTTGCATCCCCGGATGATGCAGATGCATTGGCCCTGACATTCGCCTATCCGGTTGGTCAGCTGGGTGATTACGAGTCCAAGAACAGCGCAGGCATCAATCAATCTGTTGTCGAATATGATCCCTATAACCTCGACTGACTATTGCATTGACCAATTGTCAACCGATATACTCCACACCGATTACCCGTATTGCCGTATTGCCGTGTTCCAATTGAGACATGAGGGAATCGTTTTATGTGCAAAGCATCAGCCCCGAAGGCTCCGCCTCCTCCTCCGCCCCCGCCCACCAATGTCGATGAGAATGTCTCACGGCAGCGCGAAATGGAGAAAGATCGCAGGCGCAAAGCAATGGGCCGGCAATCAACCATCCTGACTGGCCCTGGCGGCCTTCAATCGTCTGCAAGTACAGGCGCATCCAGCCTTGGCGGATACTGATACCCGATGGCTGACGATAAGGCTGGCAAGGACAAAGTTACTGCTGAAGAGCGCAAGCGCTACGAACAGCGGCTGAAGGCGCTCAAAAACGAGCGCATGAGTGCTGGATGGGACCAGCACTACAAAGAAATCAGCGAGTGGACAAACCCATTGCGTGGCCGGTTCAACCCGAACCAGCGCAACAAGGGTGACAAGCGCAACCAGAAGATCATCAACGAAACCATCATCATTGCCCGCAGGGCGCTTGTGTCTGGCCTCATGGCCGGCGTCACCAGTCCTGCAAGGCCTTGGCTCCGATTTGCTGCAGAGAACCGCCGGCTCAATAGCTCGCCTGCTGTGCAGATGTGGCTGAGTGAGGCGCAGCAATCCGTCCTGTCGGTATTCCGCAGATCAAACCTGTATCAGGCTTTGCCTCGCTTGTACGAAGAGGAAGTGGATTTCGGGACATCGGCCATGTGTGTCATGGAAGATCCTGAAACCCTTTGCCGGTTCTACAACTATGCGCCTGGCTCGTTCTGGTTGGCCCAAAGCTATCGCGGCGTGATTGATACTTTCTACCGCGAGTTCCAGATGACGGCTCGCAACATGGAACAGCAATTCGGGCTTGAGGTTCTATCTGCCGCAACCAAGGATTTGCTCAGGACAAACCCTGACGCATGGGTGACGGTGGTTCACCTTGTCGAGCCCAATGACAGTCGGGTGATTGGCCGGGTTGATAACCAGAACATGCTGTTCCGCTCTGTCTGGTATGAGGTTGGGCAGAATTGCACGGGCATCCTCAAGAAGTCCGGCTTCCGGGAATTCCCCATTGTTGTCCTGCGTTGGGCATTCAATGAGGATGACATCTATGCGCGTGGTCCTGTTATGGAGGCGCTTGGCGCCAACAAGCAGCTGCAGCATGAAGAGCGGCGCAAGGGCGAGCTGATTGACAAGATGACTCGCCCTGCCTTGCAGGCGCCATCGCAGCTGCAGGATCGGCGCGTGAGCCAGATACCGGGCGAGGTTACATTCTACGATTCAGTGTCTGGTGATACGAAAATCGAGCCATTGTTTATGCCGCATCCGTCCGGCATACAGGCATTGCGTGAGGACATCCGGGAGATTGAAGCCCGCATCAATGACATCCTGTACAAGGATTTGTTCTTGATGATCAGCGAGCTTGACCGGGCGCAGATCACAGCAACCGAGATTGATGAGCGCCGGCAAGAGAAGTTACTGATGCTTGGCCCTGTGCTTGAGCAATTGGAATCCAGCCTGGATGGCATGATTGATCGCGTGTTTAACATGATGGTCCGTGAGAGCGAGCCCTATTGGGCTGGCATGAAACCCGGTGAGCCGCCATTGCCCCCGCCTCCACCTGAGTTGGCTGATGTCAACCTGAAGGTGGAATACATATCCATCCTTGCCCAAGCCCAGCGATCTATCGGCATCGAGGCGATGGATGCGTATGTCAAAGCTGGCCTTGCCTTGGCGTCTGAAGGCGCGATGGACAAGGTGGATGTGTACGAATACATGGACATGCTTGGCGAAATGCGTGGCGTGTCTCCGAAAATTATTATTGCCTCTGAAGATGCAGCGGCCTCCAAGCAAGCGCGTGAACAGCGAGCTGCACAGATGCAGCAAAGCGCGATGATGCCGGGCATAGCCAAGGCGGCCAAGGACTTGGGCGGCGCCAGCACGGAAGAGGGTAATGTTTTGGGTGATGTGATGAGGCAGGTGAGTGGATTATGACGGATGATATTGAAGAGGGCTTTGATTCTGGCGATCCGGAAAGCGTTGGCCGGGCCAAGCAAAAGAACAAAAGCCGCCAGCAAACTGAAGATAACGACTTGCTGGAGCTGATGAAATTGCCTGTTGGAAGGCGGTTTATTTGGAAACAATTGTCAGAAGGTGGTATATTCCGCCTGTCTTACAACCAGTCTGCATTGAAGATGGCGCTCAACGAGGGCCGAAGGGCTGGTGCCTTAAACCTGTTTTTGGATTGTCATCGTGTGTGTCCAGATCTTTACACAGTGATGGCGCGTGAGTGTTCAACTGAATCGTAGGAGGTTTTATGGCTGACCAAGGTACTGCTGCCGCTCCCCAAGGCGCTCAGGACCCGCAAGCCGGAAGTGGTGCGGGTTCACAGGCTGGGCAACCAGCTCAACCGGCTGGGCAACCAGCTGGCCAACAAGGTCAACAGTCTCAGGGCTCAACAGTCCTGACGGGTGCTGATCCGAAGGGCGCTCCTGCACAGGGTAACGAACCTGGCAACAAGGGTGGCGAGGGTGACAAAGGCGAAGGCAAGAAGCCTGATGCTGTTGGCGCTCCCGAAACTTATGCTGATTTCAAGATGCCGGAAGGCATGCCCGAGGGTATGGCAGTCGATACAGCCTTGCTTGATTCATTCAGGCCGGTTGCTAAGGAGTTGAACCTGACTCAAGAGCAAGCGCAAAAGCTGGTCGATTTATACTCATCACGCATGCTGGAGCAATCGAAATCGCTTGTTGATAACCACATTGCCCAGGTCGATCAGTGGCAATCTTCATTACCGAAGGACAGTGAGATCGGCGGCGTTAATGGCCAGCAATTTGAGGCCAATGTCAAGATCGCGCAGTCTGCGTTTGTGAAGTTTGGCACGCCGGAGCTTGGCAAGCTGTTGGAGGATACCGGCATCGGTAATCATCCTGAGCTTGTTCGTTTCGGGCTCCGAATTGGCAAAGCAATCAGTGAGGACAGTCTTTCGGGATTGGGTAGTGGCGCTCGCGGCGCTCCCGCTCCGAAGTCCGCAGCTGATAGGCTTTATGGCAATCAACAATCGTAAAGGAGAATAGCTATGGCTACCCTTGGTACTACCATGCTCACACTGGCCGAGAAGATGAAGCGGGAAGATCCCGACCATAAGATCGCGGCCATCATTGAGCTTTTGAGTGAAACGAATGAAATCTTGATGGATGCCGTTTTCATGGAAGGCAACCTGCCAACAGGTCACAAAACGACTGTTCGCACTGGTCTGCCCTCAGTGACATGGCGCAGGCTCAACTACGGCGTACAGCCCAGCAAATCACAAACCGCACAAGTGACTGACACTTGCGGCATGCTGGAAGCTTATGCTGAAGTTGATAAGGATCTTGCAGACTTGAACGGCAATACTGCCTCTTTCCGTCTGTCAGAAGATTCGGCCTTCCTTGAAGCGATGAACCAGGAAATGGCGGATACGCTGTTTTATGGTGATACCGGCACGGACCCTGAGAAGTTCCTGGGTTTGACGCCTCGCTTCGATGCTGGCCAGACAACCCCGAATACTCGCACTGTTTCCACCTATCAGGTGGTTGATGGCGGCGGTACGGGATCTGACAATACCAGCATGTGGATCATCGGTTGGGGTGATAACGCTGTTTTCATGACCTACCCGAAAGGCTCACAGGCTGGATTGCAGCACAAGGACTTGGGCGAAGTGACGCTGGAAGATGCAGATGGTGGCAAGTTCCAAGGCTACCGCTCGCACTACCAGTGGAAAGCTGGCCTGGTTGTGAAGGATTGGCGCCAAGTGGCTCGCGTTGCGAACATTGATGTAAGCGCGATGCGTGCTGGCTCCGTGAATGTGGATGACAAGTTGATTGATGCGTATTACCGCATCAAGAACCGCAAAGCGGGCAACATGGCCATCTACTGCAACCAGGATGTCGCCAAGGCCCTGCACAAGCGCTCATTGGATAAAACCAATGTGAACCTGACAAGTGAAAACTTTGACGGCAAGCCTGTGACGCGCTTCCTGGGCATCCCCATTCGCACCTGTGAAGCGATCCTGAACACGGAATCTCTGGCCACCTTCGCGTAAGCGAGGGTGTGCTTGAGTCCGTCCCATTAACTTATTGGAGACATGTGACATGATTATCGACAAAGAGAATCTGTACTCCGAAGATCAGGCCATCACGGCGAGCGCTGCGTCAACGAACATCATTGACCATCGCGTAACCGACCCGCAGCTGGGTAAAGGCGGCCCGATCTGTATCGCTATCACGATCACGGAGGCTTTTGACGCTTTGACATCGCTCACCATCGGTTTTCAAACCGACTCGGCAGACTCGTTTGGCTCGGCTGCCAGCTTGAATGATACCGGCGCAATCGCACTGGCCTCATTGACGCTGGGCGCGAAGTTCAGCCTGTATGTGCCGGTCGAGATGGCTGAGCGTTATTCGCGCTTGTACTACACTGTAGCGGGCTCGAACCCGACTGTCGGTAAAGTGCATGCAGCGATTGTGTACGATCAACAAACCAACAGCTAAGGCTGAAGGTTTTTGAGTGGTGGGCGCGGGCTCTGCCGGGAAACCGGCAGGCCCCTTGCCTGAATACAACCTGAGTGGAGTTTTGATTATGTCAAGAGTGATTGAAGTTGAATGTCGTGTACTGCAGGAATGTTATTTTGGCAACCCTGGCGAGGACAAGCGGCGCTTGTCTCCTGATAAGCGTGGCCGCAATCGGGCGATCTACAAAGGCCCTGAGAACAAGATTCCCCGTTACCTTGAGCCGATTGGCCAGGTGAAGGTGTTGAGTGATGACACGGCAAAGCTGCCTGTTCCAAAGCGGCGCACCAGTCATTCTGAAGATACGCTGGCAGCTGAAAACAAAGAGGCTCGCATTCGTGCAGCTCTTGAGCAGCTTGATCCAGAAAACGCTTCCCATTGGACAAAGGGCGGCGATGCAGCGATGGAAGCGATTGAAGGGCTGGGTGGCTTCAAACCAAAAGAAGTGACCCGCTCTGAAGTGCAGAATGCCTGGCCTGAATTGAGCCGCGACTTTATGCGCGAGTACATTCCGGCATCTGGCAAGCGATAAAACCGTCAGGCCCCTTCGGGGGCCTGTCAATTTCTGGAGGGTGAGGCGATGGCTGAGTATACCAATGGTGAAGAGTTTAGGTTTCCTGGTGGCGATCACATGGTCCAGTACGAAATGAGTGCTGGTACAGCCAAGCTGCAGGTCAAAGATCCGCAGGTTAGCGGGGGCGCCTATATCGACATTCCCGATTCCAGCAAGTCTGCGTCAAGCGCGTTTATTGTGACACTTGGCGATGGCGTTAGTGTGAAGGTGGTTTTGACTGGCGATGCGAAGTGCTCGATAACGAAAGTTCGTTAAGGTCGGGCCATGACATCCAAAGTCGAAATCTGGAAACTCGCGGTTTCACACATACGGGGTGAAAGCACCATCCAGGGGCTGAATGAAAACAGCACCGAGGCTGTCGCCTGCCGACTTTGGTATGACCATTGCCGCCATACCATCCTGCGGGCTCATCCGTGGGGATTCTCTACCCGGTTCAAGGCCCTGACACCCTATGGCACGGCCCCGACTCTTTGGACATACCAGTTCCAGCGCCCCAGCGATTGCCTGAAGGTTCGCTATATTGTGAGCGCTGAAGGCCGCCAGCCTGATCCTCCCATAGCATTTGAGATTGGCAGCGTATCCGATGGCACACAGGTCATCTGGACTGATTATGATGAGGCGCCTGAAATCTGCTACACGGCAGACATTGAGGACTGCAACCGATTCGATCAAGGCTTCATCATATCGCTGTCATTCCTTTTGGCCGCCATGATCCTGAAGCCTGTGGCCGGCGAGAACAAAGCCCGCCAGCGCGAGCTGATGGATATGTACCGGCAATCCGTTTATGAGGCTGTGGCGATCAGCCGCAATGAAGGCCGGGTTGATGTTCCCAATGAGAATGCGGTTGATAAGTGGAGGGCATAACCCATGCCTGTAATGCCGCAGTTATCGTTTACGGGTGGCGAGCTGGCTCCATCGGTTTATGCCCGAACCGATCTACAAAAGTACATGGTTGGGCTCAAGACTGGGCTCAATGTATTTGTTCATGCCCACGGCGGGGCATCCAATCGCGCCGGCTTTGAATTCCTGTATCGCACCAAAGTCGATGCCGATAGGGCAAGGCTGATTCCCTTCCAGTTCAATGTCGAGCAAACCTATGCCCTGGAGTTTGGCGACCAGTATATGCGCGTGTGGCGGGATGGCGGGCTTGTGCTTGAATCTGCCCAGAACATCGTCAGCGTCACTATCGCCACGGACACCATCGAGATTACCGGCCACGGCTGGAGCAATGGCGATTGGGTTTATGCTTCCGGTATTGTCGGCACATTAAGCACCATCCTGAATGGCAAGTATTTCAAGGTTGCCGGCGCGGCTACTGACACCTTTACCCTGACGGATATTGATGGCACGGCCATTGATTTTGCCGGGCTGGCCTACACGAGCGGCGGGAACTTTGCTCGCGTGTATACGCTTTCAACGCCCTATGTTGAAGCCGATCTGCCCATGCTCAAGTACACGCAATCGGCAGATACCATGACGATTGTTTGCAATGGCTATGATCCCAGGAACCTGACAAGGGCGGGCCATGCCTCATGGTCCCTCACCAGCATCACTTATGCGCCATCCATTTCTGCGCCGGCAACCTGTAGCGCTTCAGGCGGTACGGCTGGCTCCTTTGACTTCACCTACCGGGTGACGGCTGTTGATGAATCAACGGGTGAGGAAAGCCTGGCCAAGGAAAGCACCCCGTTGGCCAGCAAGGACAAGCCTACCACCACGGGTTCAACCAACATCGTGGTGACATGGGCTGCCGTTTCTGGCGCCAGCAAGTACAACATTTATCGTAGTGACGGCAATGCGACTGGCGGTATTGGCAGCGTGTTTGGCTATGTGGGCTCTGCCGATGGCTCTGCCACAACATTCCGGGACTGGATTACCAACCCGGCATTTGATGATACATCGCCGTCCACCACGGCCACCACTCCGTTTTCTGGTGCCAGCGATAAGCCTGGCTGCGTGATGTATCACCAGCAGCGATTGCTGTACGGCAATACCGTCAACAACCCGCAGCTGATACAGGCATCCCAGATCGGCAATTACACCAACATGAATGCCTCCGAACCTACCAAGGCAGATGATGCGTTCAGCATGACTATTGCCTCGGCACAGGTAAACCAGATCAGGCATTTCGTATCGCTGGATGATGTGATCATCCTGACTTCGGGTGGCGAATTCATCATGCGAGGCGGTGAGGATGGCGTACTGACGCCGGCTACCGTCCAGATCAAGCCGCAAACCTATTATGGCTGTTCTGATGTTCCGCCAATCATTGTCGGCAATACCATCCTGTTTGTGCAGGAAAGGGGTTCAATCGTCCGGGATTTGGGCTATACGCTGGAGGCCGATGGCTATGCCGGCAATGACCTGTCGATCCTCTCCAATCACCTGTTTGAGGGTTATGAGATTGTCGAGTGGTGCTATTCCCAGCAGCCTTATTCGATCATCTGGGCTGTGCGGGATGACGGGGTGCTTCTGTCCCTGACATACCAGCGGGAGCATCAAGTCTGGGCCTGGACGCGGCACACAACCGCCGGCAAGTTCGAGAGCGTGTGCTGTATCAAGGAGGGCTCTGAAGATGTGGTCTATGCGATTATCAGACGAAAAATTGGAGGCACTTGGAAGCGCTATGTTGAGCGCCTTCATACTCGTTATTTTGCTGATATTCGTGATGCGTTTTTTGTGGATAGCGGGCTGTCATATGATCCAGCATTGGCTATCGAAAGCATCACCCTTGGAGTGAGCGACATCACCATTGGCATCACTGGCCACGGCTATGCCGATGGCGACCAGATAGACTTGTCTGACATTGTGGCTGAAGAGCCGGGCGATGGTGAGACAAGCCTTGAAAACCTGAACAATGTCCGGTTCACGGTATCCGATTCAGCGGCCAACAGCTTCAAACTCAAGGACAGATACGGCAACAGCTATGTCAGCCCTACGGGCCTGACGGCTTATGAGTCTGGCGGCTATGCGAGGGTGTGCATCCAGACAGTAACCGGCCTTGACCATCTTGAAGGCCGCACGGTTTCAGCGCTGAATACAGGCAATGTCGAGCGTGACCTAGTTGTAACCGATGGCTCCGTCACCCTGAAGGCTCCCGGCTCCCGCATCCATATTGGCCTGCCCTACACGGCAGACATGGAAACGCTGGATATTGATTTCAGCAGCAACGAGGGCTCATCCTTCGGGCGCAAGAAATCGGTATCGGAAGTGGTTGTGAAGGTCCAGAAAACGAGGGGCATGATGTGCGGCCCATCGTTTGCAAAACTCAAGGAATTCAAGCAGCGCAATCCCGGATACGAAACCCCGCTTGATCCGATAGCGCCTCGTACCGGCGAAATGGGTATTGCTGTAGAATCCAGCTGGAAAACCAATGGCCGTGTTTGCATCAGGCAAGAAGATCCCCTGCCGATGACGGTTCAGGCGATTGTCCCGGAGGTTACGATTGGCAGCTAAAAATGTGACGGTGGTACCTGCAAGTATGTTTCATGTGAAGCATATGGCGCCCCGTGTTCGCCAGGCTGATCGGGATGAAATGTATGCGGCATCCCTTTCAACCCCTGAAGATGCGCTTGAGCGCGGGCTTGAGAGAAGCACAAAGGCATGGGCCGCCCTGTTTGATGGCGAGGTTGCCTGTATTTTTGGTGTGGCACCCGGCACCAGTCTTTCCGGGGTTGGTTATCCGTGGATGCTTGGCACGGATTTGGTGGACAAGCATCAAGTGACTTTCTTGCGAGGCTGCGCGAAATATGTGGATGATATGGCAGCTGATTTTGATTCACTGGTAAACTATGTGGATGCCCGTAACACGAAGGCAATTCGCTGGTTAAAATGGCTGGGCTTTCGCATTGAAGAGGCCAAGCCGGCAGGCATTTTGAGGATGCCATTCCACAGGTTTGAAATGAGGAGGGCGGCGTAATGTGTGATCCCGTCACTATTGGCGTAACAATGATGGCTGCCGGCCAAGCGGTTGGCATGTACAGCCAATATCAGTCGGCCATGTACAACGCTGATGTCGCTGATCAAAACGCAAAGATTGAGGGCCGTCTTTCCAAGGATGCCATCGCTCGCGGCACCATCGAAGAGAAACAGCATCGCCAGCGCATCCTGCAGGAGAAGGGCGCCCAATCTGCCGCCCTTGCTGCCAATGGTGTAGATCTGGCTTCGGGTTCTGCCATTGACATGCTTTCCGATACGGCTGCCACAGGCGAGCTGGAGGCCCTTACAATCCGATCCAATGCGAATCGTGAGGCATGGGGGCATAAAGTGAATGCCATGAATTACAAGGCGAAATCGAAGCTGACAAGGCAGGAGGGCCGGTTTGGTTTGTTCTCAAGCGCTCTCACAAGTGTTGGCGGCGGCATGATGGGCGGAGCCAATGGTGGTGGGTATGTTGGATTCGCCAAGGGTTTTGCTGGAGCCTGATAGATGCCAAAAGTCGAAACCTATGCCCTTGCCAGAGTTCAGAATTCGCCCATGCCTGGCGCGAGGTTCACTGTTCAGGCAAGCCCTGAAGCTTTTGGTGCTGGGTTTGGAAAGGGGCTGAGTGAGCTGGGCCAAAAGATAACTGAGGAGCAAGCCAAGCGGCAGGATGACCTTGACACCGGCAGGGCAAAAGAGGCCATCAAGAAGCTTTATACCAACGGCAATACATTGATGAATGACCCGAAAGAGGGTTATTTGAATTCATCCGGCAAGGATGCGTTTGATCGGTCTGCCGATACAAAGAAGCAATTGCAGGCGCTGAAAGAGGCCGCCCTTGCCGAGCTGGATAATGAAAATCAGCGAAAAGCAGCCATTGACAGGATGGATTCTTATCTTGCTGATTTTGATGTTGATATTGATCGGCATGCAAGTCGCGGGCTTCGGGCATGGGAAGATGCCACCCATGAATCCACATTGACTGTTGCTTCTGCGAGGGCAGCCAATAGCTACATGGATGAAGAGCGTATGCGTATCGCGCTCAAGGAAGGCGAGGCTGAAATCATCAGCTATGGCATGGATCGAAACATGACGCCTGAAGAGCTGGCTGCCAAAAAGCAGGGGTTCTACGATGGCGCCTACCAAACCATCATCAATCGCATGATGGCCAGCAATGACTTTGAGCGGGCCAATGATTTTTATAATGGCAATGCCGAGAAGCCTGGCGTCAAGGCGTACATCCAAGATCCTGAAGTCAAGAACAAGATTGAAGGCCAGCTTGAGGATGGTGTTCGCAACAATAAATCCCGGCGCATGGTCGATGAGATTTACAAAAGCGGCGTGCCGATCAACGAGCTTACCAAGTCCGTGCGCGAGGCTGCAGGTGATGATACCCAGCTGGCCGATGAGGCGATTCGCCGGCTCAAGATTCGCAGGGATGAGGATGATGCAGCCAAGGGCGAGATAAACAAGGCGGCCTACAACGAGGCCGGCAAGATGGTCCTGGATGGTGGCTCTGTTGATTCAATCCCAAGGAATCGCTGGCATGATATGACATTTGACCAGCAGAAAAACCTGAAAGAGCTTGAAGCTTCCATGAAGTCTGGCGCAAGGAAAACCGATCTTGCAACATGGAATCAATTGAACAGGATGGCGGCAACCAAGCCGGAAGAGTTCAAGCGTATCGAGCTGATGGATTATGTCGGCAAGCTTGACCAGTCTGATTTTCAGGAATTCGGCAAGCTTCAGCGATCTATTGCCAGCGGCGATAAGACACAACTCACCCATATCCAGTCCATTGATTCCAAGGCATCGAAGGCCCTGAAAAACATTGGTGTTGATGTGGATGATGACAAAGGCCAGCTGTTCATGCGTAAATTGCAGGATGATATTTCTGCACTTGAAAACGCTGAAGGCAGGAAAATCAAGCCTCAAGAGGTTGATGCCATTATCGACAAGATGATGATCAGCGGTGAGGTTAAGGGCAATATATTGCGCGATCCAGACAAGCGATTGTTTGAGGTTGAATCCGGGGAAACATTCTTCATGGATGAAGCGCCAAGGGTTCCTGAGATTGAGCGCAAGAAAATTGAAGATACGCTTCGGCGCCGGGGCATTGAGCCTACTGAAGAGGCTATTTCTAACCTTTATCTGAAAAAGGTGACAAGACAGTGACCAATGAATATGACAGCCTTCTTGATGAATCTGGCGATGATCGCAATGAGTATGATGACATTCTTGATGCCGAAAAGAATGAGAAAGCTGTTGCGCTGAAGTCGAGCATGAATTCTGCGGCGCGAGTCAATCCTGATTCGTATGCCAAGGTTTACGACATCAGCAAGCGCACAGGCCTGCCGACTGATACTGTTGAAAGGAACCAGGCTGAAGCTTTGGCAAAGGCTGAGTATGAGGCCAATGATTATGACAAGCTACTGGATGAAAGTCCGTACCTTGCTGGCAGCCTTGCCAATGATCCCGATATGGCGAAGCTTGCAAGGGATGATATTGAAAACCTGAAGGCTGCAGAACGCGGATTCTTTAACACAGCTGCCAGAAGGTTTGGCGAGCGGGCTGTTACTGTTGGCGCCAACTTTGTTGATTTTCTCGATCAGGCTGGAAACGCGGCGGAAAGCGCCATGCCGCTTGGCGGGTTTGTCTTTGATCCTGAAAACAATTATCTGCCTCGCTACCTTGCTCCCGATGATTTCAAAAAAATGCGGGATAGCGGCGAGTCTTTTGACTTCACAAGGGATTCTGGCGCAGCTCTCCATGATCTATCCAGCGTCATTGATGCGGTTCCCCAGCACACATGGGATAGCGTCAAGGAGTCATTTTCACAAGAGGGCGTGACTTCCGGTATTGGCGAGGTATTTTCTTATGCTGCCGAGCAGGGCATAGCTTCCGTCCCTGACATGGTTGCTGCCGTATTTTCGCTGCCTGCCTACATACTTTCATTCTCCAATGAAATTGGCGATGAAAGGGCAAAGAACAAAGGCAAAGAAGCAGCTGACATTTCCGATACGCTTGAGGCTCTTCCGTTTGCAACCGGGTCTGCGCTACTTGAGAGGGTTTTTCCTGAAGGCCTTGCAAAAATCGGAAAGGATGCTGTCGAGAATGTAGGAAAGGAGGCGCTGAAGCAAATCATAGGAAGGGCTGCCAAGGAGGCCGCCAAGGCAGGCAAGCGAGAGGCCGTTACTGAATTCATCCAGGAAGGCGTCATTGAGTATCTTGGCGAGCGCGTTGGCACTGGAGCCGAGATTGATCCCATGCAGGCCGGTGAGCGCGGCGTTGCCGGCGCTGTGGCTGGTGGCATTTATGGCGGCGCTGCTGGTGGCGCTGTAGCTGGCGGCGTAGAAACAAAAAGAGCGCTCAAAAACAAAGAACAGATTGACTCGATCATAGATGCGTCAAAAAACTCCACATTGCGGGAGCGTGCGCCTGACAAGTTCAGGTCCTACCTGCGCTCTATGGCAGACAAGTCGGACATCGAGGGCGTGTTTATCCCTGTTGAAAAGTTCAATGAGCTTTTCCAGTCAGATCAGGAAAGCGCTGCCCAAGTGGCAGAGAGGCTTGGTGTTGGGCAGCAATACCGGGAGGCATCTTCGCTGAATACCAGCGTGATTGTCCCGATAGAGGTTTATGCTGCTGATATAGCGCCGGATTATCACAACCAGCTTGCAGATCATATCAAGCTGAGAAACCGCGATGAGTCGGTTGAATCTGCAAGGATTGCCGATGAGGAAGCTGCCGAGCGCCTGGCCACAGATGTCCAGACAATTGCTGATGGCACAAATGAGAGAGTAACCCGCGAACAATCCTACAGCGAAGTCTTTGAGGACATCCGTGGCCAGCTGACTGCCAATGCTTCGTATATTGGCAGGGAGGGCGATATAGAGACTGATGCCAAGGCCTTTGCTGCCCACTACCAGACGATGGCCGACACCTTCAACAAGGCTGACGGCGGCAATCGCACGGCGATGGACATGTTCAGGATGCGGCCTGTTGGCATCGAGGGCGATGTTCCCTTCACCCTGCAGGGCAAGACGGTGGATGAGCTTGATCTGTTCCTGAATGAGTATTTAAAGGCCGAGCCAATCACGGATAAGAAAATTTACAATAATGCAGAATCGCTAGTTGAGATGGTTCGCAGGCTTGGTGTTCGTGACGATAGAGGCGAGCTGCGCGGACTTGACATTGACAAGATTGGTCAGCGCAAATCAAACCAAAAACTCGCGCTTCGAGAAGATGGCAGAACACTTGATGATCTTGCAGAGATTGCCAGCTCTTCTGGTTATTTTGAAGGCCGTGATGTCCAGTTCGATGACTATGGCCGGGTGTCTATCAACACCCTGTTGAATGCCATGACTGACGAATTGCAGGGCAAGCCAATCTACCCGATGAAAGAAATGAATGAAGAGCTTGCCGCCAAGCAGCGATCATTTGCCGAGCTGGATGAATTCTTTGGCCAGAATGGCATTGATCCCAAGGCGATTGACCGGGCCACCCTGAAGCGCATCCTGTCTGGCAATCCGACTGAACAGGATGCCGAGGCCGTAAGGATGGCGTTGGAGCAGGGCAAGCCGGCTACCGATCAAACCGAAACCGAGGCCTTCAAAAAGTGGTTTGGCGATAGCAAGGTTGTCGATGAAGATGGCAAGCCGATGGTGGTTTATCATGGGACACCATACGGCGGTTTTTCTGAATTTGATCCGGCTCGAAGCGGTACGCGCAACACATATGATTCCGCCCGTGCTGGCATCTATTTTTCTCGCAGCAAAGATTACGCCTCCGGGCTGTCGCGCAGTTCTACCGAAACCGCTCCCGCAGTATATCCGGTGTATTTGTCGATCCGGAATCCGTTGCGGGTGTTCACGACTGAGCTAACAGAAAAGGCGGAAGTTGATCAGATGATTGCTGACGCCAGGGGTGGCGGCCATGACGGCATCATTGACGAAATGGGAAATTTTGTCGCCTTCCGCCCTGAGCAAATCAAATCCGCAACTGGCAATGTTGGCACATTTGATGCAAGCAATCCGAACATTCTTTTTCAGCCGAACAATGTTGACGAAAACTCAACAGGGCGTATACTGGAATCGTTGGTATCAATTGGTGACAGGATAAGCGGCAGGGATAAGGAGAAGTTGGCAGAAATCGACTTCTTTGAATCAAGCGGGATTATCAGCCCAGAAGATGCCAAAGCCCAGCGGCAAAAGATTTTAGGTGATCGCAATGACAGTGCAGACATATCCAGATCCGACTACCGGAAAACCACGGAAAGTGAATCCCGCGAGTTCTTATCCGATTTTCTTGAGGGAGGAGAATCGCAAGGAGCTGATGAGGCTGGTGGAGGCGGATCGAAAAGACGAGTCTATTCAGCAACAACTGAAAGAATCAAAGCGATTAAGAGATTTAGCGACCAGTCGATCAACAAGCTTGGAAGAAAGCCGGATCAGTCGGTTGAATATAACGAGACCTTGGGGCCATTCTCCGGTTACAGGGTAAGGGCTGAAATCCTGCCTCCTGATGATGTCTACAGTGAGGCAAGGCTTAACATCGAATACTTTGGTAAGGAGCAAATCGAGGCTGGGCTGACTGCCGAGCCTGCGCTGCTTGTCACCATGTTCAATGATGGAACGCTTGCATCAATGGATGGCCCAAGCAAGGGCGGCCTTACATTCCAGTCATTCAAGAAAAACGGATGGGCCGAAGTTGCTACCGGGGCCGGCGGCGCGGAAACGCTAAGAACAAAACTCACCGTCAATGGTGGCGCGCTTCCACAGACAGACTTAAGCAAGATCCTTGGCGATGCCCATGCGCGTATGCGCGAATGGCTGAACCAGGATAAGGTTGGCATCAAGTGGATGCGCGATACTGGCGCCACCGGAAATGATGCCGGCGGCAGGGAGGGCGCTGCGTTTTTCCAGTCTGCCAATCCCAAAAAATCCCCCCTTGGCTTTTATTCTGCCCTGACAAAGGCTGCCATGGACCTGAAGCAGGAGAAGGGTTCTCCTGACCAGATGCTGGCGGCTATCAAAAAGACTCCAGGCGTCAAGCCTGATGAAATCAAGTGGAGCGGCCTTGAAGATTACCTGAAGCTTCAGGGCAAGCCCGTCACTAAGCAGCAGATTGTTGATTACCTGAATCAGAATGGGGTGCAGGTTGAAGAGACTGTGCTTGGCGGTGATTCTTACCAGCAAAGATATAACGAGGGCCGGCGCTCCGATGTTGCCAATGAGTTGCGTGAGCTTGGTTATAGATTTGAAGATGACATGGATGGCCAGAATTACTTGCTTGACGAAAACGATGACCCAATTGATTACGATGACCTTCCTGAAAATGTGCAGAGACTTGTTGATGAGTGGGCCGATCTGCATACTGAAGATGGTAAGAAAGCAGAAGAAACAAAATTCGGCCAGTATGTCCTGCCTGGCGGCGAGAATTACCGCGAGCTTTTGCTGACGCTGCCTGAGCGGGATGGCGATTATCTTGCGCCGGAAGATTACAGGATAGATGAGTCCAATGGGTTCTTTCATGTTTATTATAAAAACGGCAATCTATCTATAGCCAGACTAAAAACAAAAGAAGATGCCGACGACTTTGTGAAGCGATCAGCAAACGACACTAAGAGGGCGGCAAAGGGGAAAAATAACTTTAAGTCCGGCCACTTCGACCAGCCCAACATCCTCGCCCATGTTCGCTTCAACGAGCGTACCGATGCAGAAGGCAAGCGCGTCCTGTTCATTGAAGAGATCCAGAGTGATTGGGCGCAGAAGGGAAGGAAGGAAGGATTTGCCGAGGCGAGCAAAGGCAAGCCTGTGGTTGTTTTCACCACCGAAAACAACAGAAGAGTGGAGGTTGCGAGGTTCGCTACCGGCAAAGAGGCTGAAGCCTATATAGCCGAAGAAGATCCAAATATGAATCGCCTTGATTATGAGGACACAACTGGTGTCGGCGGTATATTGGCCGGGCAAGTTCCCTCCGCCCCCTTCGTCACCAGCACCGATGCCTGGGTATCGCTGTCGCTGAAGCGCATGATTACCTATGCGGCAGAGAATGGCTTTGATCGTGTAGCGTGGACTACTGGCGATCAGCAGGCTGATCGGTATGATTTGAGTAAGCAGGCCAGGTCAATAGAGGTTGCTCGCCGCACTGACAATAGAACCGGCGAAGAGTCCAGGGCCGTGGTCATAGACTTCAATAATAGCCATGTAAATCTTGGTGTTGGAAATGACGGAATTGTTGATGCCGCAAACAAGCATCCTGATCTGATTGGCAAGGATCTTTCCGATGTTATTGGAAAGGAAATGGCCAAGAAGATAATGGAAACCGATGTGCGAAAAGGCGCTGTGACTATTGATGGCGAAGGCCTCAAAGTCGGCGGCGAAGGCATGAAATCCTTTTACAACCAGATCGTGCCGAAGGCTGCAGACAAGATTATCAAGGGGATGGGCGGGAAGGTTGGCTCCGTAGACATACCGATTGGCGATGAGTTCGCTGGAAGTAGGATGGTAGTAACGCAGGCCGATGATTCACGCAATTGGGATGGAATCTATGTTGTTGAGAGATCCACAAAAGAGAAACTTTCCGGCCCATTTGACACGATAAATGACGCAAAAGCGTGGATCACGGAAAACCCTGGCTCATTGAGCCAACCCGGCTTCGACATTACCGACAAGATGCGCGAGCTGGTGGCAGGGCAAGGCCTGCCGATGTTCCAACCCGGCACCCGTGCCAGCGTGCAGCTGGCCACAAAGGCTTACCAGTCATCCATCGTCAAGCTTGGCAAGGCTTCAGATAGATCATCCTTGCTGCATGAGGGCGGGCATATTTTCTTCCAGAACATGAAGTTCTTTGCCAGCCTGCCGGATGCCCCACAGGAAATCCGTGATGATTTCATCAAGTCGATGGAGTGGATGAAATCTGATCCGGCGCATATCCGGAATCTGCTGAAGCGCGACCAGATGCAGAATGGCCTGACGGATGCTGAAATCGAAAGCGTGACGGATGACCAGGTTGTAGGGCAGGCTGATCGCGGCGGCATTGAAATGACAAGTGACAAGATTGAAAGCGCGATTGCGAGGGCATTCCATGAGAAATTTGCCGATGGCTGGGAAGCGTATGTCATGGAAGGCAAGGCGCCGAGCCTTGCTTTGCAGCGAGTGTTTGAGCGTTTCTCTGCGTGGCTCAAGCATATTTATAAGCGCCTTCGTCTTGACAATACTCTCAATGATGAAATGCGCGGGGTGATGGATAGGCTGATTGCGACCGAGGAAGAGATTGCCGAGGCGCGTCAACGCAATGCCATCAATACCGACATCCTCAATGCTGACATCATGACTGATGAGGAAAAGGCTGCCTATATCCAGAAAGCCAATGACGCCATCATGGAAGATGAATCACGGCTTCGCACCCGTGTCATGAATGAAATCATCAGGCAGCGTAAGGATTGGTGGAAGGCCGAGCGCGAGGTTATGCGTAAAGAAGTCGAGGCTTCGGTTAACAGGCAGCCCCGCTTCATGGCGCTCCATTACTTGCAGCACAAAGAGCTTTTGAATGGCAGCCTGCCGGAAGGATTTGAGCCCCAGCGCCTGAACAAAGAAGCCCTGGTTGATATGTTTGGCGAGGGTGTGCTGTCGGCATTGCCGAGGCCGTACATCTACCAGAAAACCGGCGGCGTCCATCCCGACTTGCTGGCTCCTGATTTTGGCTTTGCCAATGGCAGGGAAATGGTGCAGGCGCTGATGGAGGCGCCAAACCGGAAACAGCATATTGAAGAGCTGACTGATCAGGCCATGCTGGACAAGTATGGCGACATGCTCAATGACGGGTCTGTTGTTGATGAGGCCAATGCGGCCATCCACAACGAGAAGCGGGCTGAAGTCATGGAGCTGGAATTGAAATACCTGCAACGAAAAGGCAAGAGCGTTTTCGGCAGGACGCCTCCCCGTGAGGCGATGCAACAAGCTGCCCGCATGGCTATCGGCAAGAAGCGCCTGCGCGACATCAACCCCAACCACTACCTGAGCGCTGAGGTTCGTGAGGCCAAGGCGGCTGGCAAGGCGATAGCCCTCAAGAAGTTTGATGAGGCCGCCCTTCACAAGCGCCGGCAGCTGATGAACCACTACATGTACCGGGAAGCGCTTGAGGCTCGTGATGATGCTGATAAGGGCGTGGAGTACCAGCGCAAGTTTGACAAGGTTGCCGTGCGGCAGAAGATCGGCAAGGCTGGCCGGGATTACCTGGAGCAGATTGATGCCCTGCGGGAACAGTATGACTTCAAGCGGTCAACCAGCCTGAAGGCTATCGACAAGCGTAAGAGCCTGGCTGAATGGATTGCCGACAAGGAAGAGCAAGGTATTGGCATTGACCTGCCTGCATGGCTTGTCGAGCAAGCTTCCCATCGGCATTACAAGGACATCACGATTGAGGAAATGCGTGGTGTCATTGATGCCATGAAGCATATCGAACACAAGGCCAAGCGCTGGCTTGCCATCGACATCAACGGCAAGAAGATGGAATTTGCCGACTGGAAGGCCGAGGCCGTCCTGTCGCTGCATGAGCATAACAAGGATCTGAAGGGCCGGGATGTCGAGACTGAGCTTCCGGGTGAGCGTAAGAAACGCACCCTGCGGGCGTTTGGCGCCGAGCTGGTCAAGATACCATCACTGGTCAGGCAGCTTGACGGGTACAAGGATTCTGGCCCCTTGTGGGAGGCCCTTGTATTGCCATTGAACAAGGCGGCTGATGCTGAGGCTGAAATGCAGCAGCAGGCCCTGAAGTCCATGCTGGATTTGTTCAAGCCATACCGGAAAGTAGACTTGATGAAAAAACGGTATGAGACAAAAACCAAAGCCTTTGGCGTACTGACAAAGCAAGGCGTGTTGTCGCTGGCCCTCAACTGGGGTAATGCCGGCAACAGGCAGCGGATCATGGCTGGTTATCAGGTGACTGAGGCGCAAGTGAATAACATCCTGCGCGAACACATGACGCCTGAAGATTGGCAGTTCGTC